CAGAAATGTTACGAGAAAGGTTTGAAATGTTAGGTACAGTAGACGAATATGCAGGTAAGTATGTTTCTATTGAGTGGATCTCGAAGACTATTCTTAAAATGGATGATGATTCCATGAAAGAAATGGAAGATCAAATTAAAGCTGAAAAGGAAGCCATGGGCCCTGACGGCGATGATGCCGTTGACTTTTAAATTTTTATAAATATATACTGGGAGATTATAATAATGACTATTGAAGAATTAATTAATAATGTAGTAAAGGGTGATACTATCGGAGCTGGTAAGGCATTTGATACCGTGATCGGCCAAAAAATGCAAGCTGCTTTTGATGCAAAGAAAATAGAAATTGCATCTAAAATAGGTAAACCTACAGAGGTTGAGGTTGAAGTTACAGCTGAAGAGGAATAGTTAATGGGAGATAGGCTATAATGAGACTAATATCTGAGTATCATGATAGTAACCTTCAGGTTATTACAGAAAGTAAAAAGGATGGCGGCAAAACATACGTCATTGAAGGCGTGTTCATGCAGGCCGATAAAAAGAACAGAAACGGTAGAGTATATGGAAAAGCAATACTAGAAAATGCCGTTAATAAATATGTAAAAGAACAAGTAAAGACTGGTAGAGCGGTTGGTGAGTTAAATCATCCAGAAGGGCCGACTATCAATCTTGATAAAGTTTCACATAAGATCACAGAACTTAAATTTGAGGGAAGTGATGTTATAGGAAAAGCATCAATATTAGACACCCCTATGGGTAAGATCGTTGAAGGTCTGCTTGAAGGCGGAGTTAAGCTTGGTGTATCAAGTCGTGGTATGGGAACTCTTGTAAATAAGCAAGGTACGTCACATGTTGGAAAGGATTTTATGCTTTCCACAGTCGATATCGTTCAAGACCCTTCAGCTCCAGGGGCATTTGTCAATGGAATTATGGAAGGTGTTGAATGGGTATGGCAAAACGGTGCACTTTGTCCACAAGAGATTGAAGAAATTGAGACTGAAATAAAGGAAGCTCGAGGTGTGCGTTCATCGAATATCGAGATTAAAGCTTTTAAGAATTTCCTCTCTAAACTTGTAAATTCTTAAATAGGAGAATACAAATGTCAATAGACGAAAATAAACTAGAAAATGAAGAACTAGTAGTCGATGACATATCAGGAAATGCTGAAGAGCTTGAGAACAACGATCACTATCGCGTTGAAGATATTGATGAAGCTAAGGTAAAGGAAAAAGATGATGATGACGACGAGGAAGAAGTCGAGAAGTCTGACGATGAGGAAGACGACGAAGATGAAGAACCCGAAGTCAAGGAAATTGTCGTTCCTAAAACTAAAGCTGGAGTTATTCAGGCAGCAGTTGATATGCTGAAGGCCGCTAGAAAAGAAGATGCGCAAAAAATCTTTGCTAAAATGGCGAAAGTTGATGAATCTGAAGAAACTACTCAAACTGAAAATGACCTTAAGGCGAAAGCTAAAGTAGAGGCCGTTGATTTTGAGGAAGATTTGGATGCAGTAATCGCTGAAGAAGCAACTTTATCTGATGGATTTCGTGGCAAAGCTGGTGCAATTTTTGAAGCTGTACTTACTAGTAAGTTGGCTCATGAAGTTGAAAGGCTTGAAACAGAATACGCGCAGAATCTTGAAGAAGAAGTTTCTGATGTTAAAGGCGATTTGGTCGAGAAAGTTGATTCTTACTTGAGCTATGTTGTCACTAACTGGATGGATCAAAATAAAGTTGCAGTAACGGAAGGTCTTAGGACTGAACTTGCTGAAGACTTTATGATTTCTTTACAATCAGTGTTCAAAGAACATTATATCGATGTTCCAGAAAGTAAGGTAGATATTGTAGAAGAATTAGCTGCAACAGTTACTGAGCTAGAAGAAACATTAAACAAAACCACAGGAGATAATATTAAACTACATGAATCAGTTCAAACTTTAGAAAGAGCTGATGTAGTAAGAGAACAATCTTCCGGGCTTGCAGACACAGAAGCTGAGAAATTATGCACTTTGGTAGAAGATATTGAATTCGATAACAGAGATAACTTTGAAATAAAAGTTAAAGTTGTTAAAGAATCATACTTCGCTAAAGACGATAGTGACTCAACTGATGAAGTATCAAGCGTAGCAGGAACTGATCAAGCCCCGGCTGATGTTAGTGACGTTATGTCTAGATACACTCAAGCAATATCCAAATTTAACAAGTAATATAATAGAATCTAATGGGGGAAACAAACAATGTTTAACGCAGATTCAAATTTAATGGAAAAATGGGCTCCAGTACTAGAACACTCAGATGTACCTAGTATTACTGACAAGCACAAGAAAGCTACTGTAGCTAGATTGTTGGAGAACCAAGAGCAAGCTTTGAGAGAAGATGCTCAAAATATAGGCGGAAACTTCATTTCTGAAGCAGCCGCTGCAAATAACCAAGCTGGTAGCGACATCGCTACTTTTGATCCAGTTCTTATCTCTTTGGTAAGACGTGCAATGCCTAACCTAATCGCTTATGATATCGCTGGTGTACAACCAATGACTGGTCCTACTGGACTTATCTTTGCAATGAAGTCTCGCTATAGCACACAGGACGGAGCAGAAGCACTTCACGGTGAAGCTGATACCGATGTCTCTGGTACTGGTACACACGAAGCCGGTCCTACTGGTCTAGAAGGTGTTACTGATGCAACTGGTTCTAACAGCTCTTTAGCTGATGAAGATACTAATATCACTTCCGGTACTGCTATGTCCACAGACGATGCAGAGCGTTTGGGTGTTGGTGCTTCGGGTGACGGAGCTTTCGGTGAAATGGCATTCTCAATTGAGAAAGCTACTGTAACTGCTAAGTCAAGAGCTCTTAAGGCTGAGTACACTATGGAATTGGCACAAGACTTGAAGGCTATTCACGGTCTTGATGCAGAAGCAGAACTTGCTAATATTCTTTCTTCTGAAATCCTTGCGGAAATCAACAGAGAGTTGATTAGAACTGTTTATGCAAAAGCTAATCTTGGTGCTCTTCAGGCTAGCGTTGCACTGAAAGGTGTATTTAACGTGAACTCTGACTCCGATGGTCGCTGGATGGCTGAGAAATTCAAGGGTCTTATCATGCAGATCGAAAGAGAAGCCAACAAGATTGCTATTGACACAAGACGTGGCAAAGGTAACTTTGTTCTTGTTTCATCTGACGTAGCTTCTGCTCTTGCAGCTGCTGGTGTTATGGACTATGCTCCTGCTCTTGCAACTGGCTTGTCTGTAGATGATACTGGTAATACTTTTGCTGGTACTCTTAACGGTCGTCTGAAAGTATATGTTGATCCATATGCTAATGGTGATTTCGCGTGTGTTGGTTACAGAGGTGCTAACCCATACGATGCTGGTCTATTCTACTGCCCATACGTACCTTTAACTATGGTTAAAGCCGTTGGTGAGAATGACTTCCAGCCAAGAATCGGTTTCAAGACTAGATATGGCTTGCAACAGAATCCATTCGTAGGTACTGCGGCTGGTGCGGGTACTAACCGTGCTAACCCATACTTCCGAATCTTTAGAGTTGACGACATCATGGTTTAAACCTGATTCGTTAATTACGATTCTACTAAAGGGGTCCTCTTTGAGGACCCTTTTTTTTATTTGTATAAATAATAAGTATAAAGATTAAGGGTATAAATAGTAATATGAATGCATTAACAACAAATAAAAACTTTTTAAGTCCTGTGGGTTTTCAATTCAATGTTGATGCTCAAGAGTTTCCTAATGTAGAATATTTCTGTACTGCGGTAACTCTGCCGGGTGTCACATTAGCTGAATCAACTGTTCCTTATAGGGGTGTTAATGTCGCTATGACAGGTGATCGGTTATCCTTTGATGAATTGTCTATACGGTTTAATGTAACCGAAGATATGGATAATTATATAGAAATGTTTAATTGGATGCATAATATCATTAATGATGCTCAGGGCGAATCTTATAAGTTTGATGCTACATTATCTATTCTAACCTCACATAACAATGTCAGTAAAGAAATTACATTCAGAGATTGTTTTCCAACATCTCTATCAGCTTTGGAATTTTCAACACAACAAACAGAAATTGAATATCTGCAGGCCGATGCTTCATTTAAATATACCTATTACGAAATAAAATGAAACGATTTAAACAACATTTAACTGAAGCTCCAACAGGGGATTGTTTTCCTACTGCCGGCAGATATATGCTGGATATGAATGATGATATGGAAAGGGCTGGTATTAGAATGGTTCATGCACTTGTTCGTGGAGTAGATGGTACGAAAATGGAGGGTAGACGATTCGGTCATGCATTTCTTAGACTTGGTGATGTTATTATTGATAATAGTAACGGGAAAAATCATGTTGGTCGAAAAGAAGGGTATTATAAAGCAGGACAAATTAACCCTAAAGAAAGAGGTGCATATGTAGAGTATGATAAAAAACAAGCGATGATTAAAATGGCTCGTAATAAACATTGGGGCCCTTGGGATTTAAATGAAAAATTAGAGGAAGACATTCCTGACGAACCCAGTGAAATTGGTAAAAAAAGAGTAAAAATTTCTTCTGTAGAGTTAAAGAGTTTTAAATAAAGGGTTTACTTTTGTCTAAATTTGTAGTATAATAGTACTTTAAAACAGATTAATTTTAAACCAGTGAGATTACATCATGAATAACTTAGAAAAAATATTAGAAATGTGGAAAGAGGATTCCATCATAGATGAAATGAAACTTGATGAATCTTCCCGCGATTCTGCCAAACTCCACTCCAAATATTTAGAAATATATAGTGTCAATAAGATGAAACTGAAGAAACTAGAACTAGACTTCAAAGTAATACTTAGAGACAAATTCATGCACTATAATGGTAAACTATCTAAAGAAGTAATGGATGAGAAAGGATGGGAATATGATCCACTTAATGGTCTTACAGTCTTAAAGGGCGACATGGATAAATGGTATAATGCAGATCCAATAGTTCAATCACATCAAGCTAAGATGGCTTATCAGAAGGAATTATGTGATACTCTTAAAGAAATTATGGAGAATATCAAGTGGCGGCATCAGAATATCAAAAACATGATTGACTGGAGGCGTTTTACAAGTGGTATATAAAGACTATATATCTAATGAATGAAAATAAGTGTAAAAAGGGACTTAATGGATACTATAAAGGTCAAGAAGAAAAATGAAGCCTTCTTAGAAATAATTACAGAACCCTCTATAGAACAAGAGTTAGCAGATCACTTCTGTTTTTTCGTTCCCGGCTATAGATTTATGCCAGCATATAAGAATCGTATGTGGGATGGTAAAATACGGTTATACGATCTCAGAAAGAAAACTCTATATACCGGTCTATTCCATTACCTGCAAGAGTTCGTTGATGCTAGACAGTATAATATATTATTGGATAGTGGTGAGTATGGTATCCCAGGTACTAAGAATATTATTGATATATCTTCGTTATTAGACGAATTATCGTTAACATCAGATGGAAAAAAGATAGTTCCCCGTGATTATCAATTAGAAGCCTTGCATCACGCTCTTTCTAATAGCCAATCTTTACTCTTGTCTCCCACAGCTTCTGGTAAGTCGCTTATTATATACATGGCCATTAGATTCTTTTTAGAAACCTCAGATCAGAATGTGTTGTTAATAGTACCCACAACATCTTTGGTAGAACAGATGTATTCTGATTTCGCAGACTATTCACAATTTGATGAATGGGAAGTAGATGATAATTGTCATAAAATTTACGCCGGTCGGGAGAAGTATAATATACCGAATAGAGTTGTAATTACCACATGGCAGTCAATATATAAAGAAAAGTCCACTTGGTTCCAATCATACGGTATGGTTATAGGTGACGAAGCACATTCATTTAAAGCTAAGTCTCTTACTGCCATATTGGAAAAATGTACAGAATGCAAATTCCGTATGGGTACTACAGGTACGTTGGATGGTACACAGACCCATCAGTTAGTATTAGAAGGGCTATTCGGCCCAGTCCATAAAGTAACCACTACCAAAAAATTAATGGATAATAATGATTTGGCTAAGTTGGATATTAACATACTACTACTAAAATATGCTGATGAACACTGTAAGGTTAAAAGAGACTATCAGGCAGAGATGGATTTCATTGTAAAGTATGAACCAAGAAATAACTTTATATCAAATCTAGCTATGGATAGTGTCGATAACATACTCATATTATTCCAATATGTCGATAAACACGGAAAACCTCTACATAACATGTTGCAAGATAAGTTTAAAAAACTGAACATTACTGATAGGAGATTATTTTATGTCAGTGGTGAAACCGATGTGGATACGCGAGAGAAAATCCGTGCTATTACTGAAAGGGAAGATAATGCTATTATTGTTGCTTCCATAGGGACTTTCTCTACTGGTATTAATATTAAGCGCCTGCACAATATTATATTTGCTTCACCTAGTAAAAGTCAGATTAGAGTTTTACAAAGTATAGGCCGTGGGTTACGAAAGACAGCAGATGAAAAAAATACCACAGTATATGATATAGCTGATGACTTGCATTGGAAAAGTAAGAAGAACTATACCTTGGTACACGCGGCAGAGCGCATTAAGATATATGCTAAAGAAAAATTTGATTATGAAATATACGATATAAATATATAATATGGAAAACCTTAATATAAGAAATTTTAAACTAATTAATGGTGACAATATCATTGCATTAATTAGTGTAAATAATAGAGATCACTACTTGGTAGAAAGACCTGTTGCCGTATACATTACTGCATTAGGTGGATATCAGTTCCAACCATGGTGTCCCTTTTCTGATCAAACAATATATAGCATTGATAAACATAATATTATAAGTGATTCGAATGTTATAGATAATATTAAAGCAGAGTACATCAAGTATGCCCTTGCCTGGCAAGAAAGAATCCCAGGTCCAGAGACACAAGAATCTCTTCTTAAGAAACTCACCAAAAAGATTGCAGATAGAGTTGAAATAGAAACTGAACCAATGGAAGCTGATATGTTACCGCTAGATGAGGATACAGTACATTAATTTATTGTATACCTCTAACCCCCCGGGTGTACTAATATATTATATACTATTTAGCACCATTTGTCAACCATTTTCTGCAATTATTTTAAAATAAAATAAGTAACAAAATCACTTTACT